CGTAGAGCCTCCTCTATTAATACTGGGATCGTATCCTCTTGCCGCATGGTACCAATGCTCACGGCTCCCAAACTTAACTCGGCCTCGCTCATCTCGTTATGCAGTATCCTCGTGTCATGTTTCATTTCGTCGTCCTCCTGTCATGTGATTCTGCCACGATACACGGGTTGATAATAGGATGTCAAGCAGACTCCCGGCGTTATCTGGTCATGATGTCACGAGCACGAGGCAGGCAGCATGTGTCCAATGTCACGCTCTGGTCGTGGCTGGTGAGTACGTTTGCCCTCGCAACCCATGCAAACAGGCACGAGGCTGGAGCTCCACGAGGCACGAGGCTGGCACGGCCTGCCATGCCTGACGTGCCTGTCATGCGATTCATGAATCCATAGTCACGTGTCCCGTTTCGTGCGCTAAAATGAATTCCCGCGTTAACGCGGGAGGCAGGGGCATGGCTTGGGGATCGGAGAGTATTCGTTAGGCTACCCGTGACAAACTTTTCATGTTAAAGGGGCGCTACCTGTACATGATATCGTGTGAAATATCACTGGTCATGTACTTGTTTCGTAGACATTTCTGAAACATTTCAAGCATTTCATTGAAATGTCTGGAACTTGTTACTTTCTTCGTTTCCTCTTTAAGACATGATTACATATCTCACCCCCCCCTAAAGGGGGGTGTGATATGTATAAGACATGTACATGTACATGTTGTTTAGTCTTGTTGCGAATTTATCGTTTACGGGGTTACGATTGGCGTTCAAACTAACTAGGAACTCGTGATTCACGAGACTGGGGGTACTTTGCGTATGGGAAAAGACCAGAATACTATCACCAGAGCTAGGCAAGACGCATTTCTTGCTGCGTATGCAGAGGTTGGTTCACTTCGTGCTGCTGCTGATGCTTGCGAGATTCCTCGTGACACCGTATCTAGCTGGAATAGGACTGATGTTCAAGGATTCCGGGCTAGGTATTCGCAGGCAAAAGAGGTATTTCGCGAGTATTTGCAGGATTTGGCGGTAGGTCGAGTCCAGCAGCAAAAACCCAATGACAACCCGGTGTTATTGATTACGTTACTCAACGCGCACTGGCCTGAGAAGTACCGTAGGGACGGTCAGGTAGCCAGTAACGGCGTTAAGGAAATGATGGTGGAATGGAAAAAGTGGGTTAAGGACAACAGCAGTAAATCTAGCAAGGGTAAGGAGACTACCGAGGCTGAAGAGGCTAGGCGTAATGCGGTTGACGAGGTAGAGAAGATACTCGCTGACAGGAAGGAGCGCGGTGACAACGCAAGCTAATACTCCTGAGATAGTTGACTACCTCTTCTCCAAGCTCGACTTTGATCCTACTGATTTGCAGCGCCCCATAGTCGAGTGTCGCAAGAGGTTCATTCTCGTTGCCGGTGGTGAACAGGCCGGTAAGAGTATGATTGCGAGTAAGTATCTTGTGTCGCGGTTTCTCGAAACCGAGGAGCCGGGGCTGTACTGGCTAGTTGCTGCTGATTACGAGCGAACCCGTGCTGAGTTCGATTATCTCGTACAAGATTTCGCGACTCTTGGGATACTAGCCGAGGTATCCAAGAGAGTCGATCCGGGCAGGATAGTACTGGCTGACGGTACCCGGATTGAGACTAAATCGGCGAAAGACCCCCGAACACTGGCTATGAGAGCGCCAGATGGGATCATAGGTTGCGAGGCATCCCAGTTAGACTTGGAGAGCTTCCACAGGCTGCGTGGAAGGTGCGCTCCAAAGCGCGGATGGCTGTTTCTAGCTGGCACGTTTGAGGGGTCTTTAGGCTGGTATCCGCAACTATTTCAGTCATGGCAGTTCGGTACCGTAGACGAGCAGAGCTTCTCCCTGCCGAGCTACAGTAACAATCACCTGTATCCGAAGGGTAAACTCGACCCAGAGATACTAAAGCTCAAGGCCATGGCCTCCGACGATTTCTTTATGGAGCGAATCGAAGGCATACCCAGCCCGCCGCAGGGGCTAGTATTCGGGGAGTTCAGGCCCGATATCCACATATCGGAAGATGCAAAATGGGTGAAAGGTGAGCCTGTACAACTATGGATGGACCCCGGATATGCAGGGGCATACGCCGTACAGGTAGTTCAAGAGATCAACGGCCAGATTTGTGTCATCGACGAGATATATGAGCAGGGATTGATAACCAAGGAGATCATCGATATCGCGACATCCAGACCGTGGTGGAAAGATGTCGATGGCGGGGTGATAGACGTTGCCGGTTATCAACATCAGGCCATGTCAGCCCCGGCAGAGATATGGGTGGAAGAAACAGGGCTTTATCTCGCTGCCCAGAAGATCAGGATCAATGAAGGCACTGAACGCCTGAAGAGCTTTTTGAAGATCAACCCCGAAACTAACGCACCGAAACTAATAGTGAACCCTAATTGTGCTGGGCTTTTGTCCGAATTCGGGACTTCGCCTAGTCCTTTTGATGGACAAACGCGAGCTTATCGATGGAAAATGGATAGAGATGGTAATATAGTAGGCGAAACTCCCGAAGATAAAAACAACCACGCTGTCAAAGCCCTGATCTATGGACTCGTTGATAAATTCGGGTACGGTCACCTTGGACACAAGAGCTTCATCAAGGTGAAGAGGTGGTAGTAATTGGCAAGGCGCAAAGTCGAAGATATCATTGATCTGGTAGATTCACACTACGATGTGACCGAACCGCTCAGAAAGAGGATGGATTCGGATCACCAGTTATACCGGCTCGACCCATACGACGCTGGTGACGGGTACCAGTCCTACACTTCAAACGAACCCCAGACCTACGCAGACAAGATAATCTCGTGGATGTCCGATGCCGAGTTCATCATGCGGATTCCACCCAACGGCAACCCGCGTAATACTAGGGAAAACAATAACGATAAAGAACGCTTCATCATCGGGGCGTTAAAAGCTGCAAACGAAAGACTCCACCGCAAGATGCAACCCGACCTGCAAGGGCAGTTGGGCTGGTACATAACCCTCAGAGGCTGGTTTGCCGGTAGAGCTTTACTGGTCAAAGAAGATGACGAAACTACCCATGTGGATATTACACCGTGGGACCCGATGCATACCTACTGGGGTACCGATAATGACGGTCTGGCTTGGGCCTGTTACAAGGTCAAAAAGACCCGTAAAGAGATAGAAACCCAGTACAAGGTCAAGCTAGGCGAGACGAGACAGGATGAAGACGGGATAGACGTTTACGATTTCTATGACCGCGAAGACAATTTCGTAGTCATACCCAACAGATTCATCAAGAAACGTACCAAGCACGGGGGTAGCGAGGTTCCGGTATTCTTAGGGCCGGTAGGCTCCACACCGCTGGTACAGTCGCTCGAATGGTCCTCGATAGAAGACACCGTCGAGGAATACGGCGAGAGCGTGTTCAAGTCCACACGCGGTATCTATGACAACCATAATTTCATGATGAGCGTGATGCTCGAACTTACGGCACGATCCCGCAAGCAGGGACTAAAGATCATCAGTCGTGATGGCGGTAAGACCTTAGAAGAAGACCCGTACAAGGAAGGAACCGAGATATCACTGGCACAGGGCGAGGACATTCAACCCCTCGGACTACTGGAAATGGCTAGAGAATCCAGTGCGTACATGGGGCTAGTGTCAGGTGAGCTTCAACGAGGATCGATTCCCCATAGCGTGTACGGTGAACTGCAATTCCAACTCTCAGGCTTTGCAATCAATACGCTTAGGCAAGGTGTCGAGTCGGTACTATCGCCGAGGATCATAGCCCTAGAGAACGCATACAAACAGGTTTGCAACCTGATATGCGATCAGTATTCGTCAGGTAGTTTCTCAGCTATGGAACTATCCGGTAGGGACAACAACCGGATGTACTTCTCGGAAAAGATAACGCCAAAGAAAGTAAAGGAAGGCGGGGACATAGAAGTCTCTGTCGTACCCAAACTTCCTCAGGACGATATGTCCAAATACAGTATGGCGCAGATTGCACGAGAAGGCCCCACGCCGCTCATGCCAGACCTCTGGATCAGGGACAACGTACTCGGCGTCCAAGATGCAGACCAGATCGAGGATGCGATCAAGGAACAGATCGCGGAAAAGACCCTGCCCGAAGCAGGGCTGTGGAGCCTGTATCAAGCTGCACAGAGTCAGGGGCGTGACGATCTGGCTGAACTTTATCTTAACGAACTTATGGCATTACTC